GTCTTGGACCATGTTTTGAGACTCAATTCCTTCGCCTTGTTCAGCGTCTTTACATCGGGGATGGCGATGTGCCCCAAACCGCGACCGTAGACTTCGCCCGCAGATTTGCCCCAGCGCAAAACCATGTGCGGAAACTCGTAATATCCTCCCTCGGAGAGAACTTGCTCATATGCCTTGCTTCGTCCCTGCGATCCTGCAAGGCCAGTAACCATGAACACCGAGGCGAAGGGCAGATTCTTGCTGAAACTTCCATAGGGAGCGGTTCCCGCATATCGCGGGTAAACCATGTGGACGATTTCAAACTTCATGTCTGGTTTGTTATCGTCCAGCGCCTTCTGAACTTTCTCGCCAATGTTGGCCGTGCCCCACTTGGCAAGAATCTCAATTGCAGAAAGTTCAAACGTGCGGAACAGCGTGTTTACGACTCCGCAGTAATCTTCCGCGATGGCATAATCGGCAAGATTCAGAGACTTAAAAACAAGTCCGCTGAAAGCGGGCGCATCGGGTTGCTTTTCATCGAGGTAGACACTCGCGGTTCCAAGCGCCCCACCATCTAGGTAGACTTCCTGAATCTCTGCCGAGAAATTTGACTGATTAAAAGCCTTGTACATCCGCGAGGCCACATCATCCAGCCATTCCCTGACTTCGTAATCGTCCTGCAATTCATCGTCGCGGACTGTCAGAGAAAACCAGCGGTAAGCATCGCTTGTCAGTGAACCATTCAAGGTCGCTGCCAATCGCTGATTTGCTACTAGCGCAGTCGAATCAAATAGTTTCTGCGTCTGACTCGTTCCCTCGAGGCGCTTAATATTGAAGTCCGATCGGCGCGGATGAATATACGAACCAATGTCCTGCCAAATAGGACGCCAGTTCATATGCTCGGTTTTCATCCGGTCGTACCGGCGCATGAGCTGTTCAGTGTCTACTGTCATTTTGTGCTGCTTCAGTGGGCAACTGCGGGGTTTCGATTGAGGAGAAGAAGCTCCCAGCGGGAGCACCTTCTTCCGAATCGACTCCTTTTTAGTTTGTGGTTCTAGCTTGCTAGCGAAACATATTTCATTGCGGTCGGAATGCTTACATCCAGCGCCGCACAAATTTCCCGATACGACGATCCCCGCGAGCGCATCTGAAGTATTTTCAGGCGCTTTGAATCGGCGATGGAATTAGCTCCCTTGGCCGAACCTGGCAAACCGACATTGAGACCGATGGAACGGAGAGCCTCCCGGGCGGTCATATTGAAGGCCCATTTAATAGCCGCATAGGTTATGGGTCCGTGTTCATCTCCAGCCATCATTTCAATAACGCTGGGGCAGTGGCCTAGTTTTGCAGCTAGATTGGTCAGACGAATCGTGAGTTGGGCCATGCATACCATTTGCAAATTCGCCAGTTCATCCGATTTGCTATGGTATGTCTCCATGCGTTTTGACCTACTCGCCAAGGAGGAAGAAAGGGCACGCTTCCTTATTTCTGGCGTTAGGCATGACACGAATGATTGCTTTCTTTGCTCCCTAAGGGACGGAGCCATTATTGGCGAGGATTGTTTGAATCCGTGTTTTATCTTATATTCCCGCATCGTCATGTCATGAATACCGATATGGCCGCCAAGATGAATTTTCCATCCACCACATTCGTGGCACTTCACCTCAGACCCATCAGCGGAACATTCAAGTGCTCCCAATATCGATTCACCGGAGGCAACAAAGCCAAATGCGCCCTTTTCAGCCCAGGGGAACACCGTTCCATCGATGACTACGTTCTGCGCCTTCTGATCTGGCGAATAGACAACCTGCACGGGACCGCTCTTAGCGTGACTGATATTGCCGTTGAACTTCGACGCGCCACCCTTAGGCAATGGCTTGCGCAAATCACCCGCGCGCACTTCCTGCACCTCCTGTATCAATTTCTGTGACAGGTGCTCTTGCAGTGGCGCTCCGTTTACTGTGATGTTTTCGTGCATTGTCCTAACGCTTTCTCCAGCAATGGAAATGCTGGCGAAGAAGCTCTGTCGAGTAAACCAAAGCTCCTTCGTCAGTATCCCAATTGCGCATCTCTGCGAATCTTGAGCGCGAGAAGTTCGGCCCTCTGTTGATTACGAAGTGTTTCGTCCAATGGAGTCTGCGCAATGGCAATCTCGGTTGTGCCCGCTATCTTGCGGCCCTGTTGGATAACTAGACGGTCGTACTCGCGCTGGTACCAATCCCAATCCGCAGCGGTGGGCTTCTTGTATTGCGTCATGATCCCAAAAGACTCTTAGGCGTAACCGGCGTAGGAGTTGTCACTCCCAATGGCGAGGTCAGAATCGTTGCCGCCCTGCCCGTCATCTTGCGAGCGTTGGCCTTGACCTGTTCCGCAGCTTGATCCGCCTGACTCACAATCGCATCCGGTGTGATCGGCGGCGGAGGCGGCGGGTAATAGGGCATAGCTGGCGGTTTGCTTCCGAAGCTCATTACTGCACCATCTCCACCGGAGCGAATACGTCGAAGTTGGTTTCCGCGAAGGCTGGACTGCCCTTACTCTTGCCGTCTCGCCAGTTTAGCGGATATTCCAACCCTCCAATGGTTCCAGTCATCATCGCGGAAGCTCCGTGCGAATATTCGTCGTGCATCGGCTCGCCCGAGTAGGCATTCAGCTTTTCGTCATACTTGCGGCGGTATTTTTCGAGACACTCAATGCCCCTGCGGCACTTAATCTCATCGAAGCAGAACCGGGAGAACATCCTACGGGTGGCGTCAATCTGGGACTGCACGGAGGTCTTATCTGCAACGGTCACACCCTGAAAGCTGCGCGACAGAAATTCCTCGGTACTCTGCGTTGCGGAAAATCCTTTGTGCTTGGCGTCATGCGGCAGGATACAGGAAGTTGTGATGTAGGGCTTCTCCCGCACCAACTTCGCGTAATCATGCGCGCCCTTTAGCCGATCTTCGATGTAGTCAATAAAGAAAATCGTGTCGCCGCGCTTCTGGTAGAACCAAATGCCGGTCTGATCGTAACGCCCAATGTCCCAACACGTCCCAACGGGAGCATTGGCATTCCAAGGGAACTGGCCTACCCGCTTATCCAGTCTGGCTTTCGTCACCAGGTCGCCAAATATGGTGCCCCGCAGGAAACCGGAGAACGAGCAGTAGTACTCCTGCTGGATAAATTCTTCGGGGCTGTTTTCCTTGCGCGCCTGGTCAATGTCTTCCTGGGAAACTACCCTTTCCCCCGACTCTCCCGCGGCATCGCACCTGGTATCTTCTACCGTCAGTTTCGAGCAGAACCACTTGTCTTGATTGGCCTTAGCCGTGTTGTAAAGATCGTAGGCATGGTTCTGACCTTCGGGCGTAAACAGGAATGCCGCCCACCCGCCATTTGCCAGAAGGATCGGCTCTACGATGTTCCAAACCACCTTGTCCATCTGCTGAAACTCAGAAAACACGACGCCAATACAATTGCCACCGCGTAGTGAGTCGGGATCATCCGCACCTCGCAATTGCCAGATGGAACCTTTGGCCTTGGGATCGCCATACCCAGGTTGCCCCGGCAATGGCTTTAGGACAATCTGACACTCCGTCTCGTTCCGCTCCAAAATCAATTCGCGTGGGAATCTGTCCGTAAACGGTATGCCCGCATTATCTTTGCCATCCCAAACAATCGCCTTGCCCTGCTTCAGGGTCGGAAACACATGCATGTAATATCCGACCCGGCTCGCCATCTCCCTGGCAGTCAATGCCAGTGCGGTCAAATCCTTACCCGCCCTCCGGTGCCATACGCAGCAGAATCGCTTTCTGGTCCCTTCCGGCTTGGGATCAGACGGCATCGCCTTCTTCAATCCCAACTGGTAGGACCGCGCAGCCCAAAGGTGCGGCAGACGAAGTTCGACCGACGCTTGCGGGGCCTTCTGCGCATCTGTGCGGGTATGTCTAGGCATTCAAAATTGCGGACAGGCGATCCGGTGCCATCTGTGCGGGGAGTCGTTAACTACTAACCGCTTTAGGAAGATGTTCGCTGCCAGCCGCATTACCAGCAGTTCTTCCCGAACCGCCTGAAGTCTGGTGCCAAGTCCCTGGTAAAATCGCCCCACGCGCCTGCAAACGCCAAGAATGCCTATTCTGGATGGCATGGCGAACCTAAAGCGAATACTCTGGCAGGCTGTACCCTGAGTGGGTGGGTTCCTATCGATATTTTCATCCGCCCATTTTGGGGGTGCCGGGGGTCCACTTTTCACGGGCACATGCTCACTCGACAGCCGCAAGCGAAACAATATCGAAGGTCTGATAAGATTCATTATGTAACTCAATTATGCTATGTGCATGAATACATTGCACTTAATCATTCGATGATTACGATGATATTTGCGCCGCCGTTTTGTTCTTTATTCGACGGAATCCGCCCAGATCGCTCGTGCAGCTTCAATACTTGCTCAGTGGCACGCAGTTGAGCGTCGTTATCGTC